CCATTGACAGCCCGAACAACGTCAGGTGTCATCTGGACCATCAAGACAGTGTAGGTATCCTCCAGGTAATCCAACCGCTTGATGCCTGTGATACCGTTGATCTCAAGCAACCGCTTTCGCAACGTGCCGGCACTGGGCTCGGTCGTGGAGAAGAGATTGTCCAAGTGGGCATCCCAGTCATTACTGACATAAACCATGAACGGCCCATAGAAGTTCTGAGCGTACATCGCATCACGCAATGCGAGCCACGACGTCAAAACGTTCGTTCCATTCGTTCCACTTGGCGTGGTCATGTCCGTCTTCGTGATGCGCTGCGGGTGATTCGTGTAGCCATAGACCGTTGGAGCCTGGCCATAGTTAGCAGCTGTCCCAAACGTGGTACCAGTCACCGCACCAATCAACGTCTTCTCAATCGTCTCCGCAACCCGTCTGCCGGCAGCTTCTGCCATCGTCGTGTCGATGGGCATGCCGCTATTGCGGCTAGTCAGGATGCGTCTCTGACTGAAGAAGAAGTCCGAATGGGTGATCGGAAGGGGCAAGCCTTCCAGCTGGTACTTAGGCTCATCGGCGTTGGCATCACTGAGACCATCCATGTCAACGACCGCCGAACCAGGATCAGTCATGGCTTCCCATTCCAGCAATGTTTTTCCCATGGCATTGAATCCACCGTAGCTATTCCTGGCAGCCAAGTCGGCCCACGCTCGCAAACGTTGTCGAGCAGCTGTCAAGACAGCCATGTCCAACTTGATCCACTCGTCCTTGCGGAGAGAGGTCGCATTGGTGATCGGCGTTTCCAACCCAAAGTGGGCCAGGTCGTGCAGAGGGATGGTCTTGCGAATGGGGACCGTCTGTTGGGTCTTGTCGTCCCACTTCTGGCCCATGTTGATAGTGACGCATTTCTTACCGTCGCGTCGTACAAACGGACGAAGCAGACCGGGCTCGTAGTGACAGCCAGAGAGCTGTTCCCCTACTTCGCCGTTGCTTCGACCATTCAGAATATAGTCGTCAACGATCATGTTAGTAATCTCCGAAACAGGAAAGGTTTATAGAAAGGACACAGTTCTCGGCGGTAGCCCTGCTTAGTGGCCTGAATACATCACACGGGTCAACGAGCCAGCAGCAACGACATCGGACACTGTCTCAATAGCAATGAACGGCTCGCTTTCAACGGTACCAGTGGTACCAATCAAAAGCCCTGTACCGTCCACGACGATCAGGATGTCAGCAATGGCAATCGCATCACTGGTTGCCGTACCAGCTGCAGAGACGAGCATGTTCAACTCTTCTCCAGCAATCGGTACATACAGTTGGCAACGATCACCATCAACGTAGGCATCGGTGGCCAATTTGCCCTGAAACCAATCCGGGCACAAAACAGCAATTGGTCCACCAGGACGGTCCCCATCGGAACCACGATCGAACGCCTCCCAGGTGAACCTACCGCCAACTGGCTCCGTCGCAGCTGTCAGCTGCATAACGGTACCAGGCTTGGGTGTCCCACTAACAATCCCTTCGAGGAACTTGCCTCCAGGGTTCGCGGAAACCACAATTCCTTGTCCTAAGCTCATTTGATTTTCCTCTTACACAAGTATAGTCGGTTGGAAACTGAATGCCCCAGTGAGCAGCTCGTTGCTACTCTTTGTCGAACGCCATAACGGGCATGGGCAACTCTTCATCCGGCTCATCCTGCTTGTTTGTGGCAGGTGCAGTCGGAGTCGATGCTCCAAAGTAATTGGCAGTCGGCTTGGCCGCTTCGGGAGCCAACAGAACCAGGTCCCGAAGCTCGTCCAGTTCCTTGTCCTTCATCCGGTCGAACACCTTCGTCTTGTCAGCACCTTCGAGGTTGGCTGTCAAACGTTGGATAAGCTCGTCCTTCTCCCTTTGGGTGATTTGCATGGCGTTCTGGACTGCCGCCCTGACGTTCGGCGAAGCCTGAGCCATCCATTCCTCGTCGGTCAACGGCTCTTTGGGCGTGTTGTCCACAGGCGGATCCTCGTTTCCTCGGTTTTCAAGAATGGTTTCAGGCGGAGTGGTTTCCCACGCTGCCTCTTCTTCGTTGAACACGTGAGTGTGTCCATTGGGGTCTTCGAAGCCTACACGGGCAGCATTTGCTACCAGCACTTCGTTGGCCTCCTTCTCAATTCGAGCCTGCTCACGCTGCAGACTACCGTCGCTGAGGTTCATGAGCACTTCACGATCCTCTTCGGTCCAACAACACTCGTTGGAAACCAAGTCATCGACAACTGACTTTTTCTGCTCTTCAGACATTGGCATGGGTATGCCTCCAATTTCTACAGAACGTAAACAGGTAATATTGAAACAACAAACAGTTGGTTAGTACCCCTAGTACTTGAGCCTTGATTTCAGCTGCTTGTTCTTGAGCTTGGAAGCCTTCTTCGGGGCGAACTTGCTCTGGGGCTTCTTTGGCGGCTGGACAGCCTTCTTCTTAACCATGAGAAGCTTTGCTGGGGCGTCTGTTGGCTTGGGAGCAGCCTGGGCCTTGGATTCACTACCTCTCAAGGCTTTGGTTACTCCAGTCGAAGTCTGCACCACTCCTGGGTTCTTTGGTTGGAACTTGGTGGGGTTTTCCACTTGCACGTTGTACCCCTTACCATCTGCACGTTTGACTCCACCTCGTACCACTACGTGGGTTGTGCCTGCCTCCTTGATTACGTCTCCCGCCATTAGGCTTTCTGGGTGTACAACCTGAGCATCTTTGCTATTGAACTTGGATCCAGTCGCATTTGGCGAGTTAGATGGGGCTTCCGCCAATGCCGCAGCATCCAAGGGCTTGTTGTGTTCCTCTGTAGAAGCAGCACCACCACCGGACCGTCCTCGGCTGTCTCTACCTTGACTTGGGGAGTAGTTGACACCTAGTATTTCAGCTATCTTCTGGAGAATGGTAGCACCTTCTTCCTGCTGCTCCTTGTTGACGAGAACCCCGCAGCCGTCCTTGAGACTACAAGCCCCAACCTGATCGGGTAAGATGGCGAGGTGATCAGGACGGTGGTTCCTGGCCACATGCGTGTAGGCTTGTCCTTCAAAGACTGCATCCTGGTCGTTGCCGACTGGCTCGTTGTCAGTGAACAGACCCGTACTCAGTTCCATGGGCCTGTTATCCTCTAAGCTAGCCAAGATGCGTGGATCTACCTTCTTGGTCTTCTCTAGGTCGAACCAACCCTCGGCCATGAGCTTGCCATTGGTTTCGGCGTTGTAGATGGTGCCGATGCCCTGTTGCTCAATCACCCGAGGAGTGCGAGCAGAGACAGGTTGGCCATCTAGCACGGGGTGGCGGACAACGATAGGAATACCATTCCACGCTGTAGTGCCACGCTTGATTTCATCCAAAGGGTAAAGCAGCGGACCCTTGGAGCCATTGAGGACGCCTGGAATGATGAGGGACAATGGAGCAACCAGAAAGTCTCGTCCGTCAATCTTCTCTCGGCGAACTTGGCGGGATAGGTTTGCTAGCAGTGTTTCCATGTCCAAGTAGTCTAGCTCGCGAGTAGACACAAGTCAATGGATTTCTGACCAGCTCCTGACCTAGATGCAGGAGCCTACCCTCTTCTACCGTCGTGGGCAGATACTAACAGGCGTACCCAACGATACATGGGTCTTCTAGCGACCCAGACACATAAGACATCCTGCCCTTTGGGCCTCAAAACTTTTCGCATATCCGAGAGGTGGTCCGAAACGGTGTCAGGGTGGGCCAATTCGTCAGGCATACAGGCATGTAGCTCCATCTTCGTGTGGGGCAACCCATCCGACAGCACATCCAGCATCCGTCTCTGCGTAGGCGTCCATTCACTCATTTCACGGCTCTCCCACTAACGTTGCGCAAATCCAAGACATCTTCCATGAAAGAGTGGATGTCAACTGGTAATCTTGCACCACCAGGCTTCCCATAGCTCGGGTGAGTGTAAGTAGCAAACGACTCAGCAAACATCTCCCCCTGGTTGTAGCCAGCATACTCCGAAACGTACCAACTGCCATCTGGCCGTTTTGGAACGGGGGAGTCCTTGTCTGCCCGAAGCAAACCCTCACACGCTTTATCCCAACGCCTTTGCTGCCTGGTCGAAAGAGAGTGTTGGAACCTATGCCCCATCTCATGTCGATACGTAGATGGAATACCCTTACCCCCAACCGCGAATTGGGTATGCAGCACCATCCTGTCACCGTCTATGACGTAGCCCATGTTACCGAGTGAGATGTCCCCATTATACGAGCACAGTCCAATACAGTTTACTTCGCCCAGATTGGTCTTGGCCAGGAACTCCTCGTGCTTGCGGATTCTCAGTGTGTTGCGTTTGGTGTCCGTAAGGAACTTGTCAACCCCAGCATGGTCCCTCTTCATCTGTGATACCGTAGCTGTCACCTTGTTTGTAGTGTCAAGACGGTTGATACCGTAATCCCCACCCAGATCAAACTCAAGGTTCTCATGGGTCTCGCCAGACAGCCAGTTTCTCAGAGTTGGCATGTCTGCCTTCTTGGGTACTGCATAGTCTGCAGCCTTACGCTGAGACCTCGTAATGAGCATCTCACGCTCTTCAAGAAGCTGGCGTAGCTCTGTCTCTGCATCCTGGTAGTCAGCATAGCCCATAGCGTTACCATAAGCACTCAGCTCATCACGAGCACTGCTTGCTTGCGCACTCAGCTCATCCCAGTTATCTGCGCCCCAATCCATAGTAGACTGTTGGCCGTAGGCGTCGAAGATACGCTTGTGTTGCTCGTCAATGTGAGCCAGATGCTTCTCTAGAATCTCAATCTCTTTGGTTTGCTTCTTGGCAAAGGCGTCCAAGGCGTTGCTCTTCCGGTTCATACGTCGTTTGAGCACCCGTGCCTCGAACTTCTTGCGTTGGCTCAATCGGCCAACGTATCGGATAAGAACAGTGTCAGAGTTCTCAACCCCCATCTGCTTCATCAGGGCTCGTATCTTCTGTTCATAGATGGCTTTGGTGTCTATGTCTGTGGCTCTTGTGTAGGTATGGTACAGATCAGTCAGCTCGCTTGCCTCGCGATTGGTCCTATAGTACTGATATGCAGCTGCCTGTTTGGGATTGCTCTTGGGGTCCCAGACCAATTTAGACTTGGGCTTGGGAACCTTGACAGGGGGCGTCTTCTTTGGTTTGATTGGCTTCTTAGGTGGCTTGACCCCCTTGATGTCGGCCTGCATCTGCTTCTCTGTCCTACTCCTAGCTCTTGGCCTCTTGGGGGGTCTGACCTTACCAAACTTCCGATCGGCTCCACCCCACGTGGTTCGCTTCTTCTGCTCAGCCAGGCTACGCTTGGTCTTCTTTGGTCCCCCATCCTTGACAGACTTGTTGACAGCCTCTTGGATCGACGACTGGGCTCGCTTCTGTTGTATCTCCTGACCTGGCTTGACGCTACCGTCCGGCATGACCTTGGCCCCTCTACGTTTGGTACTCTCACCCACGTTGGCTGGCATGAAAGACAGCGACAATTGGGATGCCTCGGCAAAGCCCATGAGCCTCTTTGGTTTTGATCACGATTCCTTCGAGGTCGGCGCAGAGCCTACAGGTTCGTTGGTCACCCGCTGTGGTCCACTCCACCATGACGCCAACCTCTTCGACCCCCAAGTTCTCCATAGCCATGAGTTGACCTTCGGCGTGAGCTCGTATCGTTTCCGTCCTTGCAATCATCTCGGCACGCGTCCTGCCAATCTTATCCACCGTCGTTGCCATCTCCTTGGCTATCTCGCGAGGGTTGGAGCCTAGCACCAAACCGTCAGTAAGCGTGCGAGACATCACCGTAGCCATTGTATCGTTAACGTGCTCTAGGTCTGTCAGAACCCTACCTGCCAATAGCTTGACCTTGTCAATGGTCTCTGGTTGGGCGAAGCTAGATTGCAAGAACTCGTGCTTGGTTCCTGCGTAGAAGTCAGCCACACTTCGATCGCTGTACATCCCACTCTGACGTACCCGGTCAAACGTCTTGCCAGCTCCCTTCTTGAAGCCGTCTTGGATGTACTCGTTCCAATAGGCATCGCTGACATCCTCTGGCGTTGCTCCAGCTATTATCTCAATGTGGGTCTGGGTCTTGATCCAACGTTGGAAGGCAGCCAGCTTCTGGGGATTGCTACTGAATTCCCACCGTCGGTTGCTCACCAAGACGTTCTCGACAATCTCCTCGTCGTCTGGATCAAAGGCCGACTCAGGTGTGTCCCACCAGTCTTCTGGAAGAGATGGATCATCATGCCACACCTTGTCTGGGCCAACCTCAGCATAGTGGATTGAATCCAGCCACTCGTTGAACTCTGCCTCCGAAACGTTTGTGGTAATCCCTGCCTTGGCCTGCCAGTTGGCAAAGACCTCGGGTGGAATATACGAAGCCAGGGCTACAGTTCGGGTATTGCCCAACACCTTGCTGACCTGGTCGCCTACCGTCAGCCGGGCAGCTTCGTAGGCTTTTGTTGTCTTGGGTGCCTCGATCTTCTTGACGCTACTGAGAGCCGTCTCCGCTGCCACTTGGGTCCGTAGGTCTTTGGGTTTGAACTTGGAGCCAGCAACCTCCTTGAAGTAACTGCGCACCTCTCTGTCGTTGGTGTCAAACAGTCGCTTGGTGCCACGCTTCGCCAAACGTGTCTTGAGCACAGCTGCCAGCTGCTTGTCCCTGATGTCCTGGTGGATGGTCACGCCCTTCTTGCCTACAAACTCCAGGCTGACCAAATCGCCCTTGACCTTGACATGGTGCTTCTGTAGCGTGCTTGCCCCATACGCCTGCTTCTCGGCCTTGGTGTCTCTATCGCTGCCAATGCGTAGCCCTGTCTTACGCATCACGAGGACAACGGCTGCACGGTCGTCTGTCTTAGCATCCTTAACTATTCGTTTGTCGATCTTGGGTAGCTGTTTGGAGAAGGCCTTGACACGAGCGAATTTCTGCGCAGACTGGGCCTTGGAGTGGGCAGCCGAGTAGATGGTCTGGCGTCTACCCTTGGCATCAAGTCCAGTCGCCTGTCGAGCACTCTTGGGGTTAACAGACATCTGGAGACCAGTCCAGGCTGGGGGTATTCGTAGTGCCTTGGCTCTTGCAGTTAGCCTCTTGCTGACCTTGCCGTCCATGGTCCTCACAGTACCATCCTCATCGCGGTCAACGTTGTGGTAGGCTTCACCACTTCCTCCACCCCCCCCACCTCCACCGCCTGCTCCCCACCGTCCCCTACTGTCCCTCGGTTGGCTAGAACTGTAGTTGAGCTGCAGGTCCCGAAGACCAAAGGCGTCTTCTTCGTCTACCAATTCAATGACCATGCGTTTGATCTTGGCGTAACGTCTAGCCAAGGCAGTAGCAAATGTCCTACGCAGGGTTGTAGTGTGCGTGGGGTCTGCTCTGAGAGGGTTGAGAGCAACAGGAGCCATCAGTCCGTCCTTCGTGTTGGGTGCCTTCGGGTTGGGTGAGCCACAACAACCCTCTTCTAGTAGTGGTCATAATGCACTCGTTTTGGAACGGGGTCTCGAAGCTTGGCTAGGCTCTGGGCCTTGACCTCTTGGGTACGTTGTGCTAGTTCTTCAGGGGTGGGCATGTAGGGCGCATTGGCTTCTCCAGATACCCGTCGTAGGCTCAGCTGGGTGGCCTCGCTGCGGTTACGGATACGCACCTTACGCTGGGCCAGCAACTTAGTACAGCGGTAAGGAGACAGGTTGTGCATGACTGCTGTCTGAGCCACTGTCTTGCCTCCTTCGTAATCACGAACCAGCTGGTCTAGCTCTTGTGGGTCTACCTCTTTTCGTTTCATTTAGCTTTCTTGGGCTTTGATGGGGGTAATGGCTTCTTTGGTACTGGAGGCTTCCCAGGCTTCTTCGGAGTTGGCGGCTTCTTGGGTTGTGGAGCCTGACCAGGCTTCTTGGGTACTGGCGGTTTGCCACTGGGGGGTTTGCCAGCTACTGGGGGTTGTCCTGGTTGTGGAGCCTGACCTGGAGGCATTGGGGGCTGCACTTGGGCGTCTGTGAGCATCTTCTGTTGATTGGTCTGTTCATCCTTCTCGGATTGGGTTGGGATGGTCATAACGTCTTCCTTCTCAATCGCTTCCATCGTGGCTTCGAGCATTGCCTCGGCTTCTGCCTGCTCCATTCCAAGGAAACGAGTCAAGTAGTCAAGAGGCTGGACCATGGCTTCTACTCCACCACCAATGAACTTCACGAGTGCCTCCGTCCGCTGTACAGCTACAGCAGCTTGCTCGGCCTCGGTCAGCTGATTGAGGTCTGGCCATACAACACTGAACTCTTCGGGCTCGGGCAAGACACCCAGAGCAATGCAACGATTCACAAAGGGGGCAATCAGCCGTGGCGTAAGGTAGCGGTTCTGTCTGAAGGCCAACCGTTCATTCCACGACCCCTTGTCTTGGCTGGAAGCCAACTCGCCACGCTCGCTGCCAAGGAAGATACGCATGGGAATGCCCAGGCTGATACAGATTGCTTCCAAATGGGTTTTGATCTGTGGGGTCGGATCCACCACCTGGGGGGCTAGGCTCTTGACTACCATACCAGAGGTGGCCAGATAGCGTTGCAACCCATTCATGTAGTTCTCCATGGTGTCCCGCAGTTCCGAAGTGTCCCACTGCACGTCACCACCCAGCTGGGGATTGGTCTCAAGAGAGTAGCCAGGAAACGCCCCACGCCAGTACATCTCGGCAGAGCCAGCATACAGCTTGCGTAGATCAGTAAGACGGTCGAATACAGGCAGCATCCGAGGAGTGCCAAACGTCTCACTTGTACCTAGGTTATCGGCCACATGCAACACCCTGGACCAATGGACTGCTTTGGTACGAGAGCCAAAGTGGGCAGCCTCCTCAGCCTGGCTTGGGTCTTGGAACGTCAGTAGATAAGTCTTGGGCTGACCAAACCTGGGGTTGCTCGTGTCTTCTTCAAAAGCGGTCACCTGAGCCAATGCAGCATCGAACGGTCGCAGGAACAATAGCTTCTGCGTTGGACGGCTCTTGGCGGGTCTACCTGCCTCGTCTATACCTGCCACTGGCTCGATCAACTCTTTACCGTCGTCCAACCCAAACAACATCACCCCATAAGAGCCGACACCCGTCAGACGATCGAACCGGAACAGATACTCCCAAATGGGATGGTTCTCTTTGCCAACCATCCAGCTGTCCCCATTGAATTCTTTGCCCAAGTCTGCCCAAGCTTTCTCGAACTCAGTCTCCTCGTCCTTGTCTTCAGACTCAAAGACCTCGGGAGCAATCATCCATGACTCACAGGGTAACACATCGACCACCCGAGTCGCCACAGACAGACGATCATACAAATCGCGATAGTTCTCAGAGGTGATGGTCCCTGTTTCTGGGTATCCACACTCGTCATTGATATCTCTCCGTGGATCCAGTAACTTGTTGAACAGCTCCTGCCGGCTTCGCAACAAGGCGTTGCCAACCAACTCGGGAATAATCCTGTCCTTACCGTTGCCGTTGTTTGTAGTCGGCTTGGCCGTAGAGCCAGCCACGAAACGACCATTGCCGTCCCTTTTGGGTCTGTCGTTAGTACGCATTGCTTTTCCTTTAGATCAGATGGCTCCTGATCAACGTAATTTGATAACACCCGCTCTTCCCACCTTGGGTTTGACGGCCAGCCCATACACAGCCAACACTAGCGCATCAGCCTCATCCGGGCTACGACCCAACATCTCCATGAGGGTCATGATTGTGCTATCTGGGTTCTTCTTGTTCTTTGGAGGTAGCCACATTCTACCTTCTTCGTCGTACTGCAACGGTAGAGGAGCCAGCTGTGGCCTGATCTCAGCATACTTCGCTGGTATGCCAAACCTCTCACCGTTGGATGGATCCATCCTCAATCTCAACAGCCCATACATCTGAGCTCGTCGATTCTTGTAAGTATAGCGTGTCTCATCCTCTTCAATCCGAGTAGACAGTGTCCCAATCATGCGTCTCCGCAACGGACTGGCACTCTCGCCAAAGGCTACCACCCTCACTGGATAACCTTGCAAGCGTAACCGATCGGCGTGTACCTTGCCACCTCCGCCAGCGTCGAAGAGGATGTTCTCAGGCTTCAAACACCATTCTCGCATCAGCGCCAAGGTTCTGGAGGTGATCACCGTGGTGTCAGGCGTATTCTCGGCGAAGCAATGCAACACGCCCAGCTTGTCCACGATCACAAACGCTGTATTGTCGCCCCCCATTGCAGAGTCCACCCCCATACACTCTGCCGTCCGCTTGTCGCTTGCAATCTCTCTCGCATACTCTTCTGAGTCATTGAGCCACTCTGGGGGATACAACAGGTTCTCAGCACCCTCATAGAACTCACCATCCAGGCTGATGCATTGGCGTATCTTATCCCAGGTGGCTCTACGTTTGACATACAGCTCGTAGTCGATCATCCCTGGAATGAGTATCTTGTTGCTTGGGTGTATCCCTTTGTCCTTCTGGGCGAGACCCAATCGCACGTTGGGACTGTCCAGAGCCTTGACCCGGATGATCTCGCGGTACTTGCCTACTCCGTTGGGCCTGGGCAATGGGCCCTCTTTGACCCCCTTGTAGAAGAAGTTGACACAGGGGAAAGGGTTGCCAATGACCAGCTTCCTATGAGCCCAGGTGTCTGTCTTCTCGTAGATGTCTGTCTCAATACCGCTGGCCTCATCGAAGATCACCAGTGTAGTTGGTTCTCCATTGGGTCCACGAGCCAAGTGGCGGCCCAAGATGCCTTCACCCTTGTTTACCGTCTGCCCCACAAGCTCGGCTTTGGGTACAAACGTCCCATCTGATCGAAGCTGCCTGATATGCATGTGGTTGTAGTGGATGGGCAGAGAGTACACGGTGCTATCCAAGAAGTTCCTGATCTCGCCCCATAGCACATCATTCAGTTGGTCGTACTTGACAGACGTTGTCACAACCCGACATGGCCGTCGGCTACAAAAGAACCAGAGAGCACAGAGGGCACTCACGAAGTCTTTGCCCAACCCGTTGCCGGCTGGCACGATAGTCTCGTCGTTCTCCATCACGCTGTACAGTATGCGCTTCTGGAAGCCGGTCAACGAGATGTGGGGCCAGCAGACCCGTTGGAACCGAATTGGGTCGATCATTCATGCCTCGTGTGCGCCAAAGTTGATGTTACCGATATGTATTGTTCCCAGATGTTTTCCTATAACTTGGTCGTGCATCGAAATAACCAAATCCCCAGCTGCCACCATTGCGTACATCAGCTTACCTAGAGTTCTCTCATCGTTGAACGTCTGACCAGTGAAATGGATAAACTTGACACGTTTCGTGAGGTCGTCTACCTGTACCTTGATTTCCATATCAGCCCTTGGTGTCAAAAATAATCTTCGTTGTGCCCGTCTTGACCGTATCCAGCAAGTGCTGTGGGCTCACGAAGCGATGGCCCGTCATGAACGCATAACCAGGATTGACTCGTAATCGCTTTTGGAAGTCGGCAACGAATGGTAACTCACTACAGCTGTAGCGAGCGTTACCCAAGCGGAACCATGGATCATACTTTGAACCTTCCATACTTGTGACGTTGATAACGACAAGGTCACGGTAGCCTTGCCCCCAATTGTTTCCGCGTATAACGATGAGCCGACGACTATGGGCGAAGGCATCAAAGAGGGTAACATAATTGAAACCTCTCTTTCCCACCATCTCCGCAATACTATCCTCACTAATATACATGGCGGCGTGCGTTACATCACCGGGGGTGAATAAACTGCCCAACGTTCTCAAGCCCAACGTCAATAGAATATCAGCGGGTTGAAGAATACGCAAGCACTCGTTGTATTGCTCGCCCGTATAGCACGGCCAACATGGGCTGTAATGACGAGGGAGAACGTTCTGCACGAAGCCTTGGACTGGCTTACTGCTGAAGATGTTATCGGCTAGTCGTTGCCGTCGGTTCATTTGATCGTCCTATTCTTGAGCCGTCCTTTGGGATCATAGCAATTCTTGAGCTTGACCTCGACTGGTCCCAAGTTATTCTGATACAGGAAAAACTCGGAATCCTTGAACTCGCTAGTGAACTTACAATCCTTGAACTCGACTATCGCCAATCCATAAGTGTCTTTGTAACGAAAGACCATATTGTCAGCCGGTAGCGTCGAATGCTCAACGACTAGATGCGTTCCACCAGACACGTAGACGATTGGAACCGACTTGTGGTTAGCACAAGAGGGGTAGACGGCACGACGAACGATAGCACGACAATGGCCGGTACCATTTTTCTGGAATAAGATAGTGCGGCCACGCTCTGGGGCCATGTCCATCTTCAATCCGTTGAACTCCAAGATGCTGGAGCCGGTTGATTGCTCGCAGCGAATGGCGCAATGGACTCGGATGAAATCGCTGCCCGTGAAATACCACATGCAGCCTTGGTCAATATTGAAAGCCGTGCCTAGGTTGGTGAATGATAGATCGTTGCCAGCTATGCCAACCGCTTGGGATTGGAGGGAGTGGATACCGTTGAGGCAATCCTTGAATTGGCATTGGTCAAAGCAGATGCGATCGCAGTTCTGGTTAACAGTCGGATCACCGATGCATACACCGTTCTTGAGATTCCAGAAGTCAACGCGGTCGAATTTGACTCTACCACTACCCGATGCGTCGTTGATCCACACCCCATTGACTAGCTGTGCTCCTTTCGTTCCCCAAAAGCCAACCTCTTGCACTCTCGTCGATACTCCGAGCATCTGGAGCAAATACGGTGGTCGATCATCCTCCTGGTGGGTTAGTCTCGTGCCGTCATTCATAACACTCTCGCTATGACTCGATGGCATGCCGTCACCGATGACGTTGGAGTTATGAAAGTGGCTGACGAATCCCCCTTTCGGCATGACGTAGGTGCCTCTTGTAAGAGTCGGCCAACGTCGTGGGTCGATTGGAGCCGGGTAACGTCTGACGGCTTGTGGATCGTTTGGATCTGGTATTGTAGTCATGAGTCTTCATCCTTATTGGGTGGTACTGGAAGGATCGAAATCATCCTACTTCCCATGTACTGGGGGCCATCATTGACCCCCAGTGTATCCATACCATCTACTCAACGGGGGGTTCTGGGTCTGCTTCGTGTCGTTCACTGATAACCGTGATTGCACCAAACGGTCCAGGAACTTCAGGGCCAATCGTATCGACGGCAATGAAGTCCTGAATCATTGACAGGCCAACGTTCTCTTGGTCGTCCACGTAGTTCAACCCCAGCCTGACGAGGGAACCTTGCGGGACCTCGGCAATTGTGACAAGTGTGGTATTCTTGTCGTGGTCAGTAACGTCAACAACCGCCAAGCCCTCAACGTCTACGCCTGCCGAGACAGACAGACGTTGCTTGGTGATGTCGCTTGGAGTTGGCAATGGCGGCAACTCAACGGAATGGGTCAGATAGTCCATGTCAGCAATCCTTCTTTCCTGAATACAACGAATCGTAAATGCCCCTGATGGTTTCATCGACCTACGAAAGAGCATGACGTTTGTCTTCTTGAGCTCCACAAGGATCAGCCAGAAGACTCTGAATGGGTTGAGGTTCATGACTCTTCTTCTTCTTCTTCTTTCATACCAACATCGGGCCAAGGGTCTGCAACGAGCATTCCCAAAGTATCGTCATAGTAGTAATGGCGATGGCCGATGGGCGGTATTGGTTTCTCCAAGTCAATTGATAGTGGTTTGTATTGGCCCTTCTTGAAGATGCGATCTAGTACGTCACAGGACCAGAATACTCCCATGACGATAATGTAGGAACCCCCAAGGAGTACCCACGCCAAGGCTTTCTTGAGTAGCTCGATCATTTGAGTTTGTAGCAGTAGGAACAAAGGACTCTGTCAACGTCGTGTTTGACTTCTATCCCGCATTTGGAGCAACGCGGTTTCTCTACATCCTCCAACTCCGCAATCCGTGCCTCCTGTTCTGGATACGTCATTACTCCACCCCCAACTCTTCCTTCAAGCAGTCAATCAACTCACGCAAACGAAGCGGTGCGCACGTACCAAACGGTTGACCAACCTTATTATAAACCTTCACTAACCTCAAGGCCTCGCGGATCAACGCTGTCACCCTCGTCGGCAGTACTTCAGACGGTTCCCATTCGTCTTTGGAGTCTGTTTGCTTGTGCATGTGAAGTATCGACTCCTGGTTATCGCACATGGCGTCCCTGAAAGCATGAAGCCTCCCCACTCTTCTGAGGAGATAACACCGTGTCGATGGCTTCGGCAGTATCGTGATGCTATAGCAGTATCGCCCATCCCATAGGGGTCTCGACCTTGGGTCTGCTTTAGTAGACCAATCCGACGACCCCCAAAGACGACAACTAAATGGAACCGTCCCCCCTTTTCCTATTGCTTCCTCGTAAACACAGCGCACCTCAACCTGCTCCAATAGCTGTTGTTTCGTTGGTTCATAGTCCAACTTCTCACAACCGCAAATACAATCGTCCATAGCTTCGCTCCTGTAAGCTAGAGTCACTTGAGCCCCTGGGACATACTTGATTCGATCACCGTCATCGAAAAACAATGACGTTACGTCCAACGCTTCACACGCGGCACATGATGCGCTCGTGGGCATTTCTTCAATCTCGCCACTCTCGTTGTTGAGCATGTTACGAGTCTGCCGTGGGCCATAGGGTCTGTATGTTTCCGACATGGTTACTCCACGATCTTATGTCGGGCCTCGCTGACGAGTAAAGTAGAGCCGTCTTCGTCTTGCCCTGTCAAGTCGAACTGATGACCGTCGTGGAGTAGGGGAACGTCTTTGAGCCCCAGGCTCTTGATCACCCTCTCGGCTTCGTGCTCTGCTTTCCTTTCCTCTACCACGCTTGCTTGAGCCAAGTCGTAGGCATGCACTCGACTCTGCCGTGCCTTCAACACCAGGGCCAGTGCCTCACGTAGCTTCTCGGTCTGGTTCATGAGCTTTTCGCCTTCTTCTTCTTGGGTTTCGGTAACGCTTCCACCTCAATGATCTCGGCTTCGATGGCTTGATCATCCTCCAACGCCTTGGCTGGTCTGGTGTACAAAGTCTCCCAGTCCATTGAGTGCTTGACTTCACTTTGCTCAGCCGCGAACAGTCCTTTGTGTTTCATAGCTAGCTCAATTGCCCCTTGTTTACCTACGAGCTTGACTTCAATGGTCTGGCCTATAACGTTGCCAGCCAAATCGTATTCTAACCTAGCTTTGAAGCTGTCTATGGCAGAGCGCATCCTTTTGGGTATCTTGTTGAGGTCATGTAGGGCAACCCCATTAGCGTCTACTAAGTCGCTTGGGTCGCGGAAGAGACAGTTGGCCAGCTCGCGGAGCACGTTCTCCCTGGTCAATTCCAATTCATCTAAGTGTTGGCTGAGCTTGTGTCCGATAGCCTGACAGACTAATGGACAAATCTTGGGGTTCATAAGCTTGGCTGAATACTCGTTGGGGTGGGCGTACCCTGCTGCTCTGGCTGCTCTAGTTGCATTCTGGTCGATCATATACTCAGCTACAAACACACGTTGGCGGTCAGTCAACCTCTTGGGATTGACCCTACGCTTCTTCAATTCAACTCTGGCCATACAACAACCTTTCACAATACAAACGGACTAAATACTACCAACCCTCAATTGCAACACCTGTTGACCTCGTCCTCACAAGTGCAATTGGGTCCACAATGTTCGCAGTAACCCAACACATCCGCATCAGATTCGCCCCCCATCATATACTCCATAGTGTCCAATAGCTTCTCGGCTGCTTGCAGTTGTCTCCACAGCCTATAGTCCAAGAGCACCCAAGCCACAGTGTTACATACCACAACGGTTACCCAAAGCCAAAACATAACCTCATCCCCCAAACCAACTACTAACCATACCAATTAGACAACTACCAAACAACAAGAACAGAGGCACCATCATTAAGAGACACCCACAAGACTGCACTCCACTAGCAGCCTCCTTCGCCGATATCCCCTGGATGCACTCTGTCTGGGTGGCCTCTGAGTGGAGGCTACTAAAGTCGTACTGATCATATTTATTCATTTCTTTCCCCTCACTAAAATGGCTCGTCCTCCACCGGAGATGCGCCCTCCTACTAAGAAGACCTCCCCCGTGGCGATAATAGCCACCAAACCCCTAATCAGCTTTATACGTGATTCTCCGTGACGAAAACTTTTGCCTCCAAATTCCCGTTATACTCCTCTGGCCGGAATCTACCCCCCTACTAA